CAGACACTGAGAAAATCGTGGACCTGCTCATCGACACCATCGGCGTTTGCCCTCGCAAAATGCCGCTCTCACTGTCCGAAGCCATCAACAAATGCGAGCCCTTCGTCAATTCCATGACCATCAAAACGAGTCCTGGCTATCAACTTGAGCCCACTCGCAAACCTGGCAAAGGTGATTTCCTGGTCAGGGATCCGGAAACGAAACTCCTCAAAGCTACGCCACGCCTCCAAGCCGACATGGCCGTTCTGCTCTCAGCCCTCAACCAAGGCGAGTTCCCGCCCAGCTTACCCCCTGTCACTTCCTTCGCACTCAAGGACGAGACTCGCCCCATCCACAAAGTCATGGAAATCATTGAAGGTGAGATCTACTACAAAGAAGATGGTACCCGATGGGTTAACTCCGTGCCCGTACAGCACCTCTGTGCTATGCGCATGTTCGAGATTCCCCTCATGGAAGCCGTCCAGAAATGGCGACTACATGACGGGCCCATAATGCTTGGCCTTGATGTCAATGGTGTGGAGTTCGATCGACTCGTCAAAGAGCGCTTTCTCCAACGTCACAAACCAGAAGAGGTTGTTCTACTCCTCAACGACATCAGAGCCCAAGACGGCTCCACGTTCCGCGGACTCTATTTCGCGTTTCGCCTCTTCCTCACGAAGTTCTTTGCGCCCTATGGACCTGAACTTCTCTCCGCGATGCTCACACTCTTCGACAAATACAGCAAGGAAGTGTGCCTCGGCATCAATGACCAGCTCTTCATCATAGACTGGCAAACCAGCTCTGGCGAGTTTCTCACAACCATAAAGAACTCGTTCATGACTCTCTTCATCTATTCTTTCGTCTGCTACGAGAAAACGAACAGCCTGAGTGCCGTTGCCGCTATGTGGAAAGTTCTGTCCATCTACGGTGATGACAACGTCATGCCCCAGCTACGCGCGCGCATCCTTATGACCAATTTCGACATCCAAGAAATGGGCGCACGCTTCTCAGTCACGATCCAAAACGTCAATAAGCTCAAACAATTGGTCGCATACCAAGACTTCACCGAATGCCAGTTCCTGGGCCGAACTCTCATGCTCATCTCTGGCCATTGGTTTGGTGTGCTCTCCAAGACTGATATCTGGGAAATCGCGCTCTGGATGAACGCTGATGAAAACCCTAAGATTGCCTACAAGGCAGTCTGCGAAGCCGCGCTCCGTCAGTCCTTCTACCATGGACGCGCCTTCTTCGCCGAGGTCAAAGAAACCCTCAACCGCTCTCTTCGCGAACACGCCATACCCGCCCTGCCTCTCAACTTTGATGAGCTCATGTCCATCTACGTTCATGCACGCCCGGTATGGGAACAAGAAGATCTCCAACTATTCGCCCGTCTGCACTTTGCGAATGAAAACATAATCGTGCAGCCCGTTGACCCCACCATTGTTCCTCAAATGGAGACTAGTGAAGTCGCCGTGTCGTCTACCCAGATGTCCACGCCCACCACTCTCTTCGATGCACTTGGCACCCCTGTGTCAGGTTTCCGAGACATGCTCCTCGTCAACCCCGCGTCCGTGTCACCCGATGTCTGGGCCGATCAAGGTCTAACTACGGTGCTCACCCGACC